TGCCTATCGTTTTGTCTAAACTCTAACAACATAGTGTCGAGTGTGAATGTTGGATTAGTTGAGTTATCTTCAATACGTATCGCTACTGTTTTACCAGAGCCAATGATATTCTTATTATAAACATTATCTAGTTCACCACCAAATGTAGATGTACCAAAAACAGAACCAGAACTACCAAATAAGAACACTGCTGTACCTGTACTTGAAATAGTGATTGTCTCAGGTTGTACAACAGCAGTGTTAGTACCTGATGCAAAGTCAAACTTTAGGTTCAAGTCTAGGTTCATGCTACCTGTAGGCTCAGCGTACAGTGTAGTCTTGTAGAATGTCTTACGTACCTGTGGATCAGAGATTGGCATGAAAGGTGATTCGTAGATAGCTTCAATATCATCGCCATCAAAAGAGTTACCTGTGTTCATAGTGTAGATGTAGCCATCCTCATTCGCAAAGGCTACAGTCTCTTGATCACCAGAGTAACGGCTATCCGCCACATGTGCTTTCATGCCTTGTGTTGTAGCCCAAGAGATACCAGAGGCACCCTGTGAGATAAACTTAGTAGCAATCAAACCTTTAGCAACACCCTGCTGTTCTGACTCAATATAAGCAAAGATACGGTACTGTGCTTTCTCACGGATCAACACAGATGCAAAGTTTGATCCGCTGTTCAGGAATACATTAGCATCTTTAGCAATACTGTCTGATGCAATGTCCAAACCAAAGTCACCAATACGATCAGTAGCACTTAGTAAACGAATACCATCAGGGGCTAGATACATAATATCGCCACCAACTTCCTGAATAGTGTCACCATTGATACAGCCAATACGATCTGTAATCGGTGAAACCTGAAAGTCTGCAGAAGTGTTACCTGTTAGCCGTTTGACACTGTTTGTAGTGAAGATGATAAGTTGATTACGAAAGACCACTAAACCTGTGACATCTTGTCCTACGTTGATACTACCTGCACCATTAGCAGCACTAAAATCATCTACACTGAAGGGTGCTGTAAAGTAAATAGAGTTGCTTTTACTGTAGAACGCAGTGTTCTTGAATATTGCTACATTCTCTGCTCCGCTAACATCTGTACTATCTGCAGATGTCATGAACGTCATAGTGTTACCAGAGGTGTTGTATATTGCAGGGTAGTTAGTACCGTCTACGAACACTACTTTGTCATCACCATCTAAGTTAAACTCTACGTGACGTGCTTTACCCCCGTTAGTACCCGCACTAGTAGCCATGCTATTCCATGTAGTACCTGTACCGTAGTAATACTGTGTGTAGTTACTAGCGTTCTTACGTGCAACAATGTAACGACCAGAAGAGATTACCTTTAATGCAAGAATAGGGCCAGAGCCGGGAACAGTAGTATCACTGTACTTCTCATAACCTTTAATCTTAGAGTAGCCGCCTTCTTTGTTAGGCTCAAAGTTCTGTAGGATTGTAGCAGAGCCAACAGCATTAGTACCATGCTGTAGTGGTGACAGGTTAGAGATCAACCCGCCACGAAACTCAATAGGAAATGTCTGCCACTGTGTAGCCATTAGTAATAAACTCGTGTGTCACGCAGATAGTCTGTGCGGTTAATATGGATGCTACGAAGCTGTTTAATACCTTGTGTGAACTTATTTAGTGATAACTGTGCAGCTTGCATGTCACCACGGAACTGATAAACATAATACATCGCACCATCTACTATCACGTAACGGTATTGCTCTGGTAAGCTAGGTACATCACTGTGACTCTCTAGGTCATACCCTGTACGGAAATACTCGTAGACTAACTCATATTCTTTATCAGGGTTGGGGTATAGGATAAGTTCACGACTTGGTGTACGTGCTACGTGTGTAGGTGTAGCTCGATTGTCTGTACTAGAGTTATATTCAGAATCTGCATACTTGTCAAGATATTCCTCGTAAGATAACACTTTTAGCTTGTGTGTTCCTACGTTTAGAGCATCATCACGCTTGATACGAAACGTGTTCATGTTGATTGTCTTGGCATCATAAGGAAAACCATAACGTGAAGTACCTGCTACAAGCACCTCTGTTTCCTCTACATGGTTCCAAGGCCACTCAAACTCTTCTTGGTTGACGTGACGAATAGCACTATTGACAGCATCTTTGGCAAAGCTATAATAGCCTGTGGCTGTAGAAAAGTTAGACGTAGTAAGTTCAACTTCATTAAGTCTACGGTTAATATCATTAACTAAAGAAATGTAATCATATGCCATGTGTTACTTCTCCTTAACACGTAGGAAGATAGAACGCTCATACTGTAAGCCTTCACCTGTAGTAATACGACAAGTAACAGTGTAACGCTTATTGTTTGTACCTAAGCTAAACCGTGCTGTTGCTACTTTACCAGAGATCGTACCTTGTACAAACTGTAATCCATCTACAACTTCAGAGTCAGACAGTTGTTCCTTTGTACCATCTGCATCTTTGATAAACCACGTAGCAGCAGATACCGTGTCATCACCTAGAAAGCGTGACCAGTCTACACTGTAGTCTTGTATTTCATCAGGGTCTTTATCAGGCCATTTATAAGACATGTCGTGTCCTTATGCTGCAATATAGACAGTATAACTTTGAGTATCTTTGTCTATGTAAACTGTGTTGTTTTCTGGTGAGATGTGTACTGTTCTACCATCGTCATAACCTACAATGTATAGAACACGTGATCTTTCGTAGCTGTCTGCGTAATCTTGGTAAGGGAATCTTACTGCTACAGGATCGCCTATGTTAACGTTTGTCTGACTTACTACGGGTGACATAAACGCTCTCGCTTGTGCGTCTTCATCAGCGAAGTCAGTAATATAGATTGTTAGGAATGCAGAGGTTGAACTTAGTGTTGTGTTTGCTTTAGCATCTACATCAGCAAAGTCATTAGCTGTTAGAGTAGCTACTGCAGAGGTAGGTGTGATGTTAGCCTTAGCATCGAAGTCTATATCTAAGTCAAACGTTGCTGTGGCTGCACTGGGTACGATTGTAGCTTGTGCGTCTACGTCACTAAAATCATTAACACTTGTAGATGCAGATACATTATTAGTAGTTATATTCGCCTTAGCATCAAAGTCAACCCCAGCGTTAGTAAAACTAGATGTAGCTGCTGGGAAGGTAATATTAGCCTGTGCATCAATATCTGCATAAGCAGGTGTAGTAAACGTAGCTGTCGCTGCGCTGGGTGTAATAGTAGCTTGACCATATACATCAAGTAAGTCATTGATGCTAAACGAAGAAAGCACAGACACTACAGAGGTTGTAGCCTGTGCATCAACATCTCCAAACGCATTAACTAAACCTGATGCTGTAGCTGCAGGGGGTGTTACATGTGCTAAGGCTTCGTATGAAAGAGTACCAGCATCTGTGTTACCTACTGTTGTAGACATGTAACCTAGTGCAGCTAGTGCAGTAGTAGCCTGTGCAAGTGGTGCTTCTGAGAATGCGCTAAAGCCTAGCATATGTCACCTATGGTTTAGTGGGCCAAGTTACACTGTGCGGAAACCCTGATTGATCTGTGATGTTTAACAAGTCAGTGCGATACTGTGACCAAGCGTTTTGTTCTGCGGTTATCATGTCTGCCCAACGCAATGGGTTAGATACGATTGGGTCAACTTCTGTTACTAGAAGATTATCACGTTGACCACGAACCCCCAACGCTGCTTCTGCATCTAGTTCCTCCTGTGTGGGCGCAACATAAGTCTCGAAGTCAGTGCCAATAAGAGCCATCACAGCAACGTTGTCGATGGTTGTGTCTGTATCGTAATCGGTCAGTAGGTATGGTATCCAGCCATGTTCTGGGTGATTAATTTCAACTTCAATGACAGTGTTTGTTTCATTCATTGAACGTGCATTACGCACTTGTGTGATTGTAATGCTCATATCAAGAAATCCTTACCCATAAAGCCATGTATCCCCTAGTCCCAGAACGGGTCGCCACACTCATACATCGCCAAGTTCCACTTTGAGCACCTCCTGGAACATATGCGTCAGCCCAATTACCATTTAAATTATTTGGATTGGTCTGGAGCGCACTGCCACCAACAGGGTAAACGCCTGTTGCTGTAGTACCAAAGTTATAATTTGTGTTGTTTTTTGGCCGTCCCCAAAGGTAAGTCCCTACAGCACCTGCAGTAGTAGAAGCACCCGCCGAAATGTTACCAGAGCCAACAAGGCTATTACCATTAACAGTCTTTAATCCACCTACGTTTTGCAGGTTCCTACTATTATCAATGACGGTTGTACCATTTACTTTAATCGCCATCTTCGTGTCTCCACTATTAGCTGTTTAAATTACCAAGGAACGCCATCAGTTGATGTAGGGTTAAGTTCCGCATTGATCTTGTCTGCAATCGCTTGCTCAATGTCCGCACGAACAACACCCGCCCAGACCCATTCAAGAACCGCAGCCTCAGTTAAACTGTCGTATGCAACGAAGTCTGCTGCGCTTGTGTCAGGCTCGTGTGATGTAGTGCCATATGCACCCGCTGTTGTTTCACCGTCTACGCCATCGCAACGCCAGTGTACGACTGTAACACCGCCATCCGCTGCGTTGCGTTCCATATTCGCAACCGACCATGTGTAAATTACTGCCATGCTTATTCTCCTAACTTGGCTTTTAGCTCATCAATCTGAGCCTGTTGTTCTTTGATTGCTTCGATCAGTACGCCCACAAGGTTGCCATACTTGACCGACTTAATGCCTTGGTCATTTGTGCTAACGACATCTGGCACGACCGTCTCTACTTCCTGAGCGATTACACCGACTTCTGAGTTGCCACTGTCAATCCAATCATATGAGACACCACGCATTGCCTTCACTGCATCTAGTGAGCCTGTCAGTGTCTCTACGTTGGTCTTTAGGGTAGCGTCTGAGGTGGTGTTAAAGTTGGCTGCGTTTACTGTGCCACTGAAGTAGGCGTCTTTGAAGCGTTCGTTGTCACCGCCTAGATTAATTGCAGCATCTCGTGCCACACCATTCGCATCAGAGGGGTAAATTTCGTTAGGGCCACAATCAAAAATCAACCCAACGTCTAGTGTTGTTGCGGAGGACGTACCAATATAAAGTGCTTTTTCGTTTGTAGACTGACTATCTACAACCCCAATACTCCCCACAGGGGAGCCGTCTTTGCGGAACTGCACAAGGTCACCATCGGAGGTTAGGCGGTTAACTGTTATAGGATTACCGCTACTTTTAGTAGCATAAATTCTGTCGTTATCTCCGTTTAATGAGATACCTGCTGTGTTTCCATAATCATTAGAAGTCTTACCCACCAGCAAGTTACCGCTGCTGTCGATGCGCATGGCTTCTGAGCCGCCAACTAAAGTAGTAAGATCGTTGTTTCCTAGCTGTATTCTTGCCGTTTGGGTGCTATTATCAAAGTCAAGATTGGCTGTGTTAGTTGAGCTATCAATCTCTAAAGTTGCTGCACCCCCACGAATATGCAGTAAGCTAGCTGGCGAAGTCGTTCCAATCCCAACATTACCGCTGGCGTCGATGCACATGGCTTCTGTGGTTCCAGTTTCAAATACAAGATTACTACTGCCAGCCGTTGCCCGTATTTCACCACGCTGCGTTGTTCCCTCGACAAACCTCAACTGAGGCGCACGATTAGATGTTGAGGTAATATTCACCTCGGCGTGTCCATCATTATGATTGACGTTAAATCGACCTCTCACGCTAAAGTTGTTAGATGTGTCTGTAGTCCCAATCCCAACATTACCGCTGCTGTCGATGCGCATGCGTTCTGTGCTGTTGGTATAGAATCTAAAATTGTTATTTGACCAGACACCAGCGATAGCATCATTATCAACACCATCAGCCATGCCAAAGCGAACATCACCATTATAAACTGCGTCCGTTACTCTTAAATAGCCTCCA